AGTGATTTTATTTATGTATTATGTGACACAGTTCTTTTTGTGCTCGAAAGAGGATATCAAGTTTATGTTACAGGTGATATCAATTGTCTGTTTCATTCGGGAGGCACTTACAAGGAACTATATGAAGAATGTCGTCTATTGACTCGTCAAAACAATCAATTGCACAATCCGGAAGCCAATGGATTTACGGAGTCTGATTTTAGACATCGTCTTGATAGTACTATTGAAAAATTACAGAATATCAATAAACACTCTTATCGGTTAGATAAAGCTGATATTGCTGTTGTCAAGTGTACACTCAATGATATGTTGATGATGCGTGATGATCTTAATACTAAATCAGCAGCTCGCCAAAATCGTAAAGCTCCATTTGGCTTACTCATATTTGGTGATTCGGGTATAGGTAAAACTACTATTACTAGTATGTTATGTACTTTCTTCGCAAAACACGAAAATTTACCTTCAGGACCTGAGTTTAGATACACAGTAAATCCAGCAGCTAAATATTGGGATGGTTTTCTAACTTCCCAGCATACAGTTATTCTTGATGATATTGCTAATGAATCTCCTGATTTGGGAGATCCAGGTTCTTTGAACGTTGTTATACAAACAATGAACAATCAAGCTTTTTGTCCAGATCAAGCATCATTAGACATGAAAGGAACAACTCCATTTCGAGGCAAACTTGTTATAGCTACGACAAATGTGAAGAATTTGAATGCATATCATTTCTTTTCATGCCCATCAGCTATACAAAGGCGTTTCCCTTACATAATCACACCTAAAGTTAAGAAGGAATTCTTAAATGAGAGAGGAATGTTAGATTCAGAAAAAGTCCCAGTTGATCAACCTTACCCAGACTTATGGTTATTTAAAGTTGAATTGGTGAGACCAGTTCCTATAGATCAAGGTAAACATTATGCTAAACTCGAAGTTGTTGCAGAAAATTTAAATATTCGTGATCTATTATTGTGGCTACATACAGCTATAGATAGATTTAATGCAGATCAAAAGAGAGTTGAACAGTGTACAAAGTTAATGCTTGAAACCGACTTGTGTATGTGCTGTAATTTACCTGATACCTTGTGTACAATCAAACCACAAGGTATAGTTGAAAATACAGGCTATATTGCACTTGGTATTACTTTTTGTTTAACATTCTTCTTTTGTATTTGGCTACATGTGAAAAGATCCAGAGAGTACAGAAATTTGCGATTGCTCTTTCATTATTACACTTCAATGAAAAGAAACATCCAACTTTATAGAATTATGAAAAATCAATTGTTAACACAGTGTATGGATACTAAGAGATGGGTGCAGATAGGAGAGAATATGAAAGACAGTTTAAAACAACCTAAGATATTTGCCACTCTTGCAGTAACTCTAACTTCTTTCTTAGCATTGTACAAGATGTACACAAAATTATCACCACAAGGTGATGTATCATCAGATATAGGTGTACGACCTATGGATGAGATAAATGGGCGTGAGAATGTTTGGTACAATAATGAAATTGACGTATCTATAGCAAATTTTTCACGAGAAAGCTCATCGTCTAAAAGCGTAGATTTTACTCAATTCTGCAAAAAGATTTCTGAAAATGTATCTCACATAAGCATAGTGAGTAACAAAACTTCTAAAAAGAATAGAGGGAGAATGATAGCACTAGGTGGTCACATATACCTTACTAACAATCATAATGTTCCTGATATATCCCATGGTGGAGTAATATCTGTTGTTTTCACCCATGCCAAAGGTGTAAATTCTAACTTAGAATTTTGTATTTGTGAAAGCGATGTACATAGAATACCTTATCATGATTTGTGTTTTCTAACGTTGAGATCTTTACCTCCAAAAAAGAAAATTGTACAATACATACAAAAAGGAAAAGCGAATGGCATTTTTAATGGAATGTATATCAATCGTTACGAAAATGGGAATATTGAATTAAACTCTGTCAAGAAAATTAAAATCCTTCCTGAACGTAAATTTACATACAAGAATATTAATCTAGAGGCAAAACATGCTGTGTGGTCTGGTAAAAGTAGTGTTACAACTAAGAGTGGTGATTGCGGTATGCCTTTGATCATAGATAGTGCTTATGGTTATTGTATTGTTGGTATGCATTTCCTTGCTAATGAAATGGTAGATGGAGAAATTTATGCTACACACCTTGACGGAACTTTTGTAGAGGAAGTTTACAACAAATTGAATCAATTTAATGTTTCATCTGGTGATTTCAGTTTAATATCTAGTCAAAGCAAAACAAGACAAATCAGCGATTTACACAAAAAATCCGTTTTTAGATATATACCTGAAGGTAGTGTCAATTTGTATGGTTCTTTTACTGACTTTAGAGGTAAGGGCAAATCATCTGTTACAAAAACCCCTATGAGCATTTTCCTGAAAGATAAAGACTATAAAGTAAAATTTACGAAACCAGAAGTTAAATCATGGGTACCTTGGCATATAGCAGCGAAAGATTTAGTCAAACCGATATGTTCGTTAGATACAGGTATATTAGAATATTGTGCTCAAGGCTATGTTCAAGATGTTTTAAAACATATTGATGAGAACAAAATATCTAGTATGTTGCATATTCTAGACGATTTTACTGCTATAAATGGAGCTCAAGTTGCATATATCGATAAAATCAATAGAAATACGAGTGCAGGAAATCCTTGGAAGATGAGTAAAAAATTCTTTATGAAGACAATACCCCCAGCACATGGTATGTTAGATCCAGTTGAAGTGGATGATGAAATTATGGATAGAGTGGACAAGATAATATTGTCATATAAATCAAACCAACAAGCTCACCCAAATTTTTGTGCTCACTTGAAAGATGAACCAGTTTCTTTTAAAAAAGCAAGTGTAGGTAAAACTCGTGTCTTTACAGGTGCACCTTTTGATTGGACAATAGTTGTGAGAAAATATTTATTATCTTTTACAAGATTACTTCAGAATGAAAGATTGGCATTTGAGGCTGCACCTGGAACTATAGCACAATCTATAGAGTGGCAAGAAATGTATGATTACATTGTAAAGAATGGAAAAGATAATATAGTTGCTGGTGATTATCAGATGTTTGATAAGAAAATGTCTCCAAAAGAAATTTTGTTGGCTTTTGATATCATTATAGAATTTTGCAAATTATCTGGTAATTATACTGATGAAGACATACAAATAATCCGTTGTATAGCTGAAGATACTGCTTTCGCAGTAGTAGATTACAATGGGGATCTTATACAGTTGTATGGTTCTAATCCATCAGGAAATCCACTTACTGTTATTCTTAATGGAATTGTAAACAGCCTACGTATGAGATATGTGTATTTTATGCTCAATCCTGATAAAACGCTGACTAATTTTAAAGAAGATGTAAGTTTGATGACTTATGGAGATGATAATATCATGTCAGTTAGACAAAGAGCAAATTGGTTTAATCATACGGCTATTTCCAAATGTTTTGCATCACTAGGAATTGGTTATACTATGGCAGATAAGGAAGCAGAAAGTGTACCATTTATAAATATAGATGATGCTTCATTTCTTAAGAGAACATGGCGTTATGAAGAAAATCTTGGTTGTATGGTTGCACCATTAGATCACGATTCCATTGAAAAAATGTTAATGGTTTGGAACAGATCCAAATCAGTAACAGAAGAAGCTCAAGGAATTTCAGTTATATCAACAGCATTAAGAGAATATTTCTTTTATGGAAAAGAAATCTTTAATGAAAAAACTATTATGTTTAAACAACTCATCAAAGATTTAAAATGGGATTCTTGGGTAGAAGATAGCACATTTCCTACCTTTGAGGAATTGTGTGAGAGTTTCAAAAGAAGTTCACGACATAGTGATTCTTTTGATATATACTTCCCTGTGGGAGTATAGTCCAAAGGACAGATTATTTGTTCAATTCATGTCTGTATAAATATATAAAGTATCGTCCTCTTTGTATAGTAAAAAAGAATTGTCTAACTCATAAGCGTAGCGCTTATGTCTGTACGGAAGCTCCATTTAAAGCGTTCCCTCATAATCGTAGTGGGAGGATGGAGTGTGAATCTTATGACTGTAAGATTGCGAAAGCGGTAAAGGTACAGGACAGTTGGCTAAAATTTATGTTGAATGTCAAAATACAAAATAAAAATAAAAATGTACAAATGTCTAATTGTTTGTCGGGATTTAGTGGAGTCCCATGTAAAAACTCTACAGGCAATAGCAGCCTTAATAGCTATAATAACGAATCTTTATCAAGTTTTCGTTTAAAAGTTCAGGGTGATGAAGCGGATGATGATATAGTGTCAACAACTCATCAAGTTACAACTGAATTTGATGATGATGCAGATGGTCAAAATGTTATGAAAGCGACAAGTAAAAATTGGTACACACCTACTAATACAGCAGATTCAGATCTTAAAGATTTCTTATCTAGACCAGTAAATATAGCTTCATATAGCAATAATGTAGGGGTTGTATTTAGTCAATATTTCGACCCTTGGACACTGTACTTTTCAACATCCAATATTAAGTACAAGTTGCACAATTATGCCTTTATTCGTTGTGATTTGAAATTGAAAGTGGTAATAAATGGGTCACCCTTCTATTATGGTGCCTATATGTTAAGTTATGATCCTCTGTACAATATGCTTGAATCTGCACCAACAGATTCAGGTGGTGATTTAGCTATACCTTTCTCACAAAAGCCGAGTGCGTGGATTTATCCACAAGATTGTAGTGGTTGTGAAATGTCTATACCTTATTTGAATATATCAGAATGGTTACCTATTCATGGTACAATTGGATCAGCGAAGCTTCTACAGATGGGGAGAGCAAATATCCGTTCTGTTGCATTACTAGATTTTGCAACATCCGGAGCTGCCTCTAATATCACAATAGAAGTATTTTGTTGGGCTGAAAATGTACAATTGAGTGGGTTGACTGTAGATTTAGCAGTACAAGGTAAGGATGAGTATCATAATGGTCCAATTAGCAAAGTTGCTTCATCTATAGCACGTGCGTCAGGGTTATTATCGAATGTGCCTGTGATTGGAAGTTATATGACCTCAACTTCTATGGTTTCTAAAACTGTTGCAGATATTGCAGCTAGTTTTGGCTATACGAAAGTTCCAGTTATAGATAAAATTGAACCCTTCAAAAATTTACCATTTCATGGTCTAGCTACATCCGATCAAGCAGATGTTACAGAAAAATTGACTCTAGATTCAAAGAATGAATTGTGTATAGATAATAGATGTATTGGTGATATTCAAGAGAATCCTTTATTGATTTCAAATTTTTGTAAAAGATCATCGTATCTAACACAATTTGCTTGGGGCAATCCAGATGCTCCCAGTACATTATTATGGAATTCTTATGTCACACCTAGTATGTCGAAGAAGACAGCTGGTACAGGTCAAGATCTCATTAATGGTACACCTATGTTTTTATGCAATAATATGTTCGAGTATTGGCGTGGTGATATTATATTTGATTTCAAGATAGTCTGTACTCCCTACCACAGGGGAAGATTACGATTTTCCTGGGATCCTGTAGGTGATGTTGCCAATATTCCAAGTAATACACAATCCGTTTTCAATCATATTCAAGATATAACTGAAAACACTTTTGTTAGTATTCGTATACCATATATTCAACGGACATCATATCTAAAAACAGTTTCTGTATTTGATGATATGTACTCTGGTATAGCATTACCTGCTGATTCTTCTGATACAGTGAATGGTATATTGACGGTAAGAGTTATGAATGAATTGACTTCACCATTAGCCACTGCCGATGTAACAGTTTTAGTCTTTGTAAGAGCTGCAGACAATATTGAATTTGCTGCACCTAAAGAGATCAGTGATAAAATTAACTATTTTACTGTACAAGGAGATATACAAGATGAAGTGACCATGGGGGCACCCTCAAATGTGGATGAAAATGTTAATCTCGTTTATATGGGAGAAACAATAATATCATTGCGTGAGCTTTTGCAGCGATGCAATCATCATATATCATGGAATGATGTTATACCTACTTCACAATCCGAGTTTCATTACAACTATATGTCGAGGAGACCTCTTTATCGTGGATTTGATACTAATGGTGTACATAATGCTACAGGTCCTGTTTCTGCTTCAACGAAAAGTTTTAATTTTGTAACAAATACGCCTTATCACTTGATATCATCGTGCTTTCTTGGTGAAAGGGGTTCATTTACATGGAAATTGAATGTGGATGCATTACAATATAAATCCATATCGGCTGGTCGATGTAGAGAAATATTGTCTGCAGCAAAGTATAATCCATCACATGCAGTATTCAATATCAATGTAAATAAATCTATAGCAGCAGCTGAATTTTCGATTAAAAAGAAAACTGCATTTGGTACATCTTTGATGAATCAAAAAACCAATACGGGCGTAAGTGTAAATGCACCTATGTATAGTATTTATACTATGTTAGATACATCACCAGCGACTCGTAATTTAGGTAACACGAATACAGCTACAACTACAGATACAATAACATTTGATTGGATTACCCATGAAGAATCTGGGCATGCAGAGATAGATTATGATATGAATACGTTCTATTTCCAAGTAGGACCGGATTATTCACCCGTATTTTTCTTGAATGTTCCTACGTTGTATATTTATGATCCGCCAACTGCGGTCTAGTTTCCATAAAACCCTAACTATGGAGGGAGTTTACCCTACAAAACCAGTTGTTCTATGCTGATGGTCCCCATGCCAAAATAGTACATATAGAGAAGAAACTATTCAAATTCTTCTAAAACATGATGGTCGATGTCATGTCTTACTACTTATAGTAAGTTTGAGCTCCGAGCTAGTCTGAAGACGCTATTAATAAATATTAATTGCTTCAAAGTTATTTTTGTAACATTACCCAGACTTGCTCTTGTGAGTTCTGGCTAGTGCGAAATTTTTGTAACTAGGAAGTTGACGTTTTTCAGATTAGCACGGTTTTTAATCGAAAATTCAGCTGCTGCTATAGATTTATTTACATTGATATTGAACACTGCATGTGATGGATTATACTTTGCTGC